AACTCAGCAGGAAACCTACAACTATTCAGTAAGAATAGTGGATTGCCATTAGCTGACGGTTCATTCACTATTAGTGGTACTTCAAATCTGCTCTCAGCAATTGGCATAGCCGCAGGTGTCTATAATCAGCCTGTAGTTTTCTACGGCACATCTGCTCAGCAACCACTTTGGACAAGCAGTCAAACGACTCCAAGACCATCAGGCTCAGTATGGCTCAAAGTAGGAGCTGCCGGTGTTGGCATGACTCCTTCAGTCTCTGAGTATAATGGTAATGTATCAGCTTGGATTCCAAAAACTATGAACTTTGGAACAAGCGACGAACAAGTCACTTCAACCATCGACGCAACGGGCGGTCAAGCAATTCCAGCTGGCACAGTCTATGCTCAATATAACTATGATGCAGCCTTCAATCAAGGCCCAGTTTATCTCTGGGAAAGAATCGCATCTGGTCCAACAGTTGTAACTGGTGACGAAACCAGCGCGAACATTCAAGCAACTGCCAACGTTTCTGTATTCGTAAGTGAACCTGGACAGGCCGTCCTATCAGCCGCATACACAGTCGAACTCACATCAGGCGATGATGCAACTGATTTCGTTACTTCATGGCTAGCAGCAGGCATTCCATACACTACTGCAACAGTCACTTCATCTGGCGCTATCCAGATTACCCACACCGAAGGTGGTGTAATCGTAATGGACGATAGTGATGCTGGCGAATCAACTGGCGTCATCGAAGATGCAGGTTTCGTAATTGGAACCACTGATGGTGTCAAGTATGGTCCAGCTGTTGAAACCACGTTCTCTTCAGCAACCGATACTTCAGGTAATCTCACTATGAGTATTACATCTGCCTACGGGGTGTATGAATTAGGCGCAATCTCAAGCGGCGGTTCTGCAAACTTGGCTATTGGAACAGAGCTTACTTTCTTAGGAACGTCACTAGGTGGATCCACGCCAGCTAATGATCTCGTAGTCAAAGTTACCAGTAAAAACGTAAATGCAATCAACGGTGTCACATATAAAGAAGGTGTCGCGAATGAAGTTTACATGACACAATTAAGTAACTGGTACGAATTTGCCTACACAGCAAACGAAGGTGCTCCAGTTGCAATTCCACCAAATAATACTAACTGGTTCTACAGCGTTGTAGATCAGGTTGACATCATGGTAAATTATAATGGTGCATGGAGAGGATATAAGAATCAGAACTACGATAGCAATGGTTTCCCAACTCCAACTGGCTCAAACACGACTGATCCAAACGGCCCAATTATCGCTGTTTCAACACCAACTACTCAGTCAGATGGCACGCCATTAGTCTACGGTGATCTTTGGATTAGCACAGCAGATCTAAACAATTACCCAGTAATGTATCGTTGGCAGTCTGTTGAAGCGCAAGATCAATGGGTAATATTAGATATTGCAGATCAGGTCAGTTCAACCGGTGTATTGTTCGCTGATGCACGTTGGGCACCAAATGGCTCAACTAATCCAGCTGATGATCCAATCCCAACAATTCAAACTCTGTTGACTAGTAATTATCTGGATTTGGATGCTCCTCAATCTGAATTATATCCAATCGGTATGTTGTTGTTCAACACACGCCGTTCAGGTTACAACGTCAAGCAATTCAGAGTTAATTACTTCAACTCTGTCAACTTCCCAGATACCTCATTACCAACACAACGTGATGCTTGGGTATCTACATCAGGTCTCCAATCAAACGGAGTACCATACATGGGAAGAAAGGCACAGCGTGCAATGGTAGTACAGAGTCTTCGTGCCTCAATTGACACTAACTTGGCAATCAGAGACGAAGATAACTTCTTCAACTTGATGGCTTGCCCAAATTATCCAGAATTGCAACCAAACATGGTAGTGCTGAATGCAGATCGTGGCGAAACTGGTTACATTCTAGGTGATACTCCAATGCGTCTACCAGATTCTGCAACCGCAATTCAAGCATGGGCAACCAATGCTGCTGGCGCGACTGCAACTGGCGAAGACGGTCTAGTTACACGCAACACATACTTGGGCCTGTTCTATCCATCAGGAATAGCACCGGATCTAAGTGGCAATCTAGTAGCTGTTCCAGCATCACACATGATGCTCAGAACATTCCTACGTAATGACACGATTGCCTACCCATGGCTGGCAGCAGCTGGTACGCGCCGCGGCTTGATCGACAATGCAACAAACATTGGCTATCTTGATTCAACTACTGGCGAGTTCGTAACGATCAGAACCAGAATTGGCATTCGTGACGTTCTCTATACTAACTTCATCAATCCTCTGGTATTCTTTACTGGCAACGGATTGTTGAACTATGGTAACAAGACTAGCTTCAATTCACAAAGCGCACTGGATCGCACCAACGTCGCAAGATTGATTGCGTACATTCGCCGTCAGTTGACAATTGCTGCTCGTCCGTTCGTATTTGAACCAAACGATGCACTCACTCGTCAAGAAATTGCTGGCGTGATCGAGACATTAATGATCGATCTAGTTGCCAAGAGAGGCGTCTACGACTATCTCGTAGTTTGCGACTCGTCTAACAACACTCCAGCACGTATTGATCGTAATGAATTGTGGGTTGACGTAGCTATTGAGCCAGTCAAGGCCGCAGAATTTATTTACATACCAGTACGTATCTTGAATACTGGGGAATTAGCGGCACTATAATCTTTATCAAAAGATTAGCAGAAATGGGGCTTTATGCCCCATTTTTGTTTTTCCAAACCCATTTGGAATTTCCTAAATCCCATATTCTGTAAAATCCTTGCTTATCTCGGAGTTGTTTCTCAGTCAATATTTGAGGGTCAGTTGATTTTCTTCGAAGCGCAAATCTATGAATTCGTTTACATTCATTTGGTAAAAAATACCAATAGTTTGGTTTAGTTTGATGTGAGAATTCAAATCCTAACTGTTTGTACAGATTTCCTGTGCTCCATCTATTATCTGAGTATGAGATAACTGTATCTGGATTAATTTGTTTTACAAAATGTGCGAACAGTTTACTGGCTGCTCCAACAACATGTGTGTGAAGTTTGCTACAAAACCTGTTTATTTCCCAGCCTTTTATTCTTCTGGACAAATTATTGTTGCTAAAAGTCATCACGGAAACAAGGTCATTATTGTGGTATAGTCCAACACGATAGTTACTACGCCCTTTACCCTGTATATGATTTTGATTGCAAAAAGTACTTGCGGTTTTGCTATCTATTTCTTTAAGTTCACACTTTCTGGCATAGGTAACTGTAGAAGTTTTTCCTAGAATGTTAGCTAATCTGCTTTTCACAATCTCTTTGTTTTGCTCCCATTCATCTTCGTAAATTGATATCAGTTTAATGTTTTTATCTAGCAAATTTTGCCACTTTTTCCAATCTCGCAATTTATTTCTGCCATTAGCGGTTAAGACTTGTTCACTGTGCCAGTACAGACCATTGAATTCTATTGCAACATTTTTGTCTGGGAGATAGATGTCAATTTCTGAACCGTCAGCTATTTTTTTAACGTTATTGACCGCGTTTCTATCAAGTGCGTACACATAATCGAACAATTCTATTTCTGCCTGACTACGTTTTGCCTGTGTTCGTGGATTACAAATGTTACATAAAGATGACTTAATTTTTGAATCCGTGAGATATTGTTTGGTATATGTGAATTTAGATCGACATACCGTACACTTAAGTTCTACCAGATTTCCAGAAAACGAAACGACATCACAGTTTATGCTGCGAGCGTTTTCCTGAGCTTTGATTTTACTCAACTTTCTTCTAGTTGAATTATGGGCGTTAAGCTGTTCGCGTAGAATCTGTTTGGTAGTTTCAGAATGAGACTTACCTCTCATTGGCAGACCAAAATCATAGCCCCTAAGTCTTTTAGTGTCTACTGCCTTTTGTGCATTCTGTTTTAACAGTTCTGTATTTGACACCGCCCACTCATGCACGCCTTCAGCTATTTTTTTCTTTGTCTCATCAGAAGGTTTGGCAGCCTGACGTATAAGATCACCACTGCGATATTTTTCCTCTCTTTTAGCTATTCCTAGAAGCAAATTTTCGCTTGCTCCTATTTTTTTGTCTTTGTTCCAGGGAGTAGAGCCTTTTTTTAACTCGGACATCTGATATTTTCTTTCTTCGTTCCAAGTCTTCCCCCAGTTCGCATTATTTTTACCTTGTCGAATGCTCGATAGATAATTTTTATATTCTTGACAAGTAATGGAGTTAGGCCCAAACTGTTTTTTGTACTCAACTACTGAAAGATTATGCTGTTTTAAATGTGTATTAGTGATTTGTTTGTCAAACACTTTTTGACAGACCTGGCATTGAATTGACATATTGCTTTGATGTTCTGTTTGATGTATGTAAAACTATTTATGCAAAAAAACTACTCAATGAAGATTTTTATTGGATCTTGATAAATATCTTTACACGCATTTTGCGAGATAGGAGAATTTCAATGGCCACAGCCTCACAATCACTTTTCAACATGACAGTAGCATCTGATAATGCCGGCGGCAATCAGGGCTTGCTCATGCCCAAATTACAATATCGCTTCAGAGTTAATTTTCTTAACTTTGGCGTAGACACCAATGCAGGACTTAGCTTGACAAAACAGGTCATCGACTGCTCAAGACCAAGTGTTTCATTTGCTGAAATTCCACTGCAAGTCTATAACTCGACAATCTATGTTTCTGGTAAGCACACATGGACAGCAATGAACGTCAATATTCGTGACGATGCGAGTGGCACAGTGGCTAAAGCTGTTGGTCAGCAGTTGCAGAAGCAATTAGACTTTGTCGAGCAGGCATCAGCGGCAACTGGTCAGGATTACAAATTCCAGACTAACATCGAAATTCTCGACGGCGGTAACGGCGCATTTGTACCAGTTGTTCTTGAAGCATGGGAACTTTACGGTTGCTTCTTACAAGCTGCAAATTACAATACTTTAAACTATGCAACCAGTGACGCAGTGACCGTTGCGCTCACTATTCGTTACGATAACGCAATTCAAGCACCACTTGGATCTGGCGTTGGCGCACCAGTTGGTAGAATTCTTTCAGGCGGAAGTTCAACGGGTATTGGTTCAGTAGCGTAATCATTAATGTCTAACTTCGGGCAAAAAACGCAGGTCGCAGCTGGCCAAAATGGCGATGTGTACCTGCGTGATTACACGCACGCTTCCAAGATATTTAGGAGTAATTACTACGCTAATACTCCTAAATTCAAGTTCTTATTTCATACGCAATTCAATTTAAATGCCGGAGTTTATCCAACAGCCGTTCCCGATTCTGTTGGTATTCTAGTACGAGATGTTAAGCTGCCTACTTTTGGTTTCAACGTTGCGATCATGAATCAATATAATCGAAAGCGTTTGGTGCAAACCAAAATTAAGTACGATCCTATTAGCATATCATTTTTTGATGATAATGACAACACAATAAACAAGCTGTGGTTCGCATATTATACGTATTATTACAAGGACGGAGGCAAACCTCAACTCGCGTTTTCAGGTAGACGAACCGGATCAATACCAGATATCAACATTCAGAGTACTGTGCCAGGATACAGCTACAATGAGCGAAACACGTATAAAGATTCGATCACTGGAGACGACGATTGGGGTTATATCGGAGAAACTAGTGAACCAGGAACTCCAAGTGGCGTGAAGTTGCCGTTCTTTAAGAATATCACAGTGTTCGGGTTTAATCAACACAATTTTACTGCATACACTTTTATAAACCCACTAATTACAGCTTTCTCCCATGATAGCTTTAACTACGACGAAGGCGGTGGAGTCATGAAAAATTCCATGACTATCGATTACGAAACAGTAACTTATTATGCTGGTAATCTTGATGGTAAATCGCCTAACGAATTTATTACCTCTTTCGGAAATGAAGGACAGTATGATCGAAAATCAAGTCCAATAAGTGGGCCTGACTCAAACAGTCAGGTCACAGGACAAGGAGGACTACTGAATGCTGCAGGAGGTGCCGTGAAATCATTCTGGAATAAAATACGTCCACCTGCTGTAGTTGACACTCAATTAGCTTATTCTGGCATCAAAGATATCGATCTAAATATCAATGTTGGGAAAGACGTTGAAGCACAATACAGAGATGCTTTGAAAAACTCACCTTCTTTGCGTAATGCACAATTTGACATTCCAACAGGTAAGTCTTCGCCAGGCCCACAGGGTCTTGCGGGAACTCCAGCCATTGCTCAGAGAAGCACATTTACTCCATCTCTAGAGCAACCAGCGGGAACACAGATTAATGGTGGTCGAAATAATGCCTAGTTTTGTTGATAATAGAGACTCAGTAGATCGCACAGTTGTGATTTACGACACGTTTTATTCTGCTGATTTGAAAGTCAACGCAGAAGAATTTGACATAGTTTATGGATACTTCACTAGCATTACTAAAAGTAAACAGATAGCTGCCAATTTTACAAGCTTCTTATTCAGAATTTCTCAAGATTCAGCGATACCAGTTTTGGATCTTCTTAAAGACATACAGGGCAGTGACAATAAGTTGCAAATGAATCGCAAAATTTGTTACTACCTAAACAGTTTCAAGTCTAAAACAAGTCTTTATGGCGTAGGTAATATTCCAAGACCAAATCAATCAGTTGCTAGAAACGTAGTTCTTTAAATGGCTAAACCAAAGTGGGCACAGGGTATTTTTAACCCAAAAAATGCTCAAAAATACGTAGGCAATCACCAGCCTAGATACAGATCAAGCTGGGAGTTTCAGTTCATGAGATTCTGCGACCTTACTGAGAGCATAATCAAATGGGCAAGTGAGCCACTTCGCATCCCCTATAAACATCCTTTTACTGGAAAAATCACTACTTATGTACCAGATTTCATAATCCAGTATCGCAACAAAGATGGCGCTATACTAACTGAAATAGTGGAGATTAAACCAAAAAATCAGACTCTGCTTGAAGGTACTAAAAAAGACATTAGATTGACACAAGCCGTTGCAATCAATCATGCAAAATGGGCGGCAGCAACTGCTTATTGTAAACAAGCTGGCCTTCAATTTAGGATTATAACAGAGGATCATCTTTTTCACAACGGTATTCCGAAAAATAAATAGCGTATGTCCAAAAAATTAGAACAATTGTTTGATCTTTCTGACAGCAGTGTTAGTGACGAAACAACCAAAATTGAAGAAGTAGTGGTTGTTTCTGAACAGTCTTTGACAACGATTGAACGAATCGAGCGAGCATTACCACAAGTCAGAGGGCTAGAAGCGTCCGACGAAGAAATGGATCAGTTAGCTGAAATGGCTAAAAACAGCTACAAAGATCTAATTGATCTAGGTATGCAAGTCGAGCAACGGTTCAGTAGTGAAATATTCAACGCAGCAAGTAGTATGCTAGGTCATGCGATCACTGCCAAGACTGCCAAAGTTCAGAAAAAGTTAAAAATGCTTGAGCTACAGCTTAAAATGGCAGCTATTAATCAAAAAGAAGCGGCAAAATCTAACGAATTGGCGCAGATACCAAATGGTACAGCAGTGGGTGACGCAAAGCAAATGCTTGATCGTAACGAACTGTTAAAACAGCACAGCAGAAAAACTGACGAACAATGATAAATATCTTAGAGATTTAGTCATAATCTTTTAATAACAGGGTAAATTCATGCGAAGTCTAAAAAAGTACATAGCTGAAAGTGTGAGAACTTACGATTACACTATCAAGATTGCAGGTCAAGCAGACAAGAACTTCTTGGATCTTTTTATGTATAATCTAAAAAAGTTTGATCCAGTTGAAATGGGTAAGCCAACTTCAACTCCAATTCAGAAAGACCCATACGGGTTTCCCAACCTCAGTAATCAACCTATTACTATAATCAAGTGCAGATTTAGATATCCAGCAACTGAGCCTATGATTCAGCAAATGGCTCAACTCCTAGGATACAACGTCAATTACGTTAGATGTGTAAAAACTAGCTATGACGACAGCGTCAATAGTGAAGTTATGCAGTACGAAAATCAAATGAAAGATTCTCCTGTTTTGACACACGGTGAAATGGGATCTGCTGACGATGCCAAAGAAGCTAGCAAGGCCTATGGCGATAGCTATCTCGGCAAAATAAAGAATGCATACGAACAAGAAAAGACCGATCAAGAATTTGCAGCAGCAAAAACAAAGCCTGCATTTGATCCCTTCAAGCCATATCTTGATGACAAGGCAGGCGGCAGCAAAAGCCCAATGAGTAAAATTACCAGACCCGCATTACCTAAGACTGGAGCACATAGATCATGAAAGACATTCTAGCTAAATTAGATGAATTAACCAAGCGTAAAAAGTTAACAGAATCACAGAATGTCTCCGAACAACTAGATCGTGACAAAGTCAAAGAAGCCGAATGGGACTATGATCCATTTAAAGATGGTAGCGCCCGAGATTATGGTCATGAAGGTGATACAGAAGATTATATCATTAAGCTTTGGAACCAAGGCATGGACGTAAAAGAAATTGCAGCACAGCTAGACGCTGATTTACAGTTAGTCAAAGATACTGTTGACAAGTATGAAGCTTCGGACTCTTATGATGATGAACCCGACATAGATGATCCTGCTCACGCAGCAGAGGGCTATGGTCCACAGTATGAGTCTAAAAAAAGTTTAAAAGATTATATCAATGAAGCTTCAGTTGAACACGATAAAAATAAAGAAGTAGAAGAGGCAGTACGTTTGGGCTTTGTACGTGACAAAGAATTTACCAGACCTACTAACCCATCACATCGACGAGAACTCGCGAATAAAGCAAAAGAAATCAGAGGCACTGCTCGCTTTTTGAAGAAAAAGGGCGAAGAAATGCGTGCTCAATATGATGATCCCGAGTCACTGGGTCCCGCCGTAGTGCTACCACAAGCAGGACTAGCTAGCATAGCAAAAAGTCCTGATGCTCCCTTCAAAAATGTAGCTGTATCGGTTACAGGACCTAGCAAAAGAGAACACCCTCTTTACAAGCCCAAAGTATTGGGCGCAAAAGCTGGAAAAATGATGGGAGAAGCAGAACAAATTCAGATCAAGCCAGCCTCTCAAAAAACACAGGTTATAACTCAGGGCAATAAAACTCTGGGCACAGTCACCAATCCTGCTCTTGCTGATCAAATCAAACGTGCAATCGGCAAGGGTGAAATGTCTTTAGCAGGAGGTCAGCTAGGTGAAGCAGACGATCATTCTTCGCTAGAGCCTGTCATGTCTTTTCAAACACGAGACGATGATGAAAGCATGGATTATCATAGAATGGCAGATGTGTATAAGCAGGGTGAAGATTACGTGGTAATGTTTAAAACTCAAGCTCCAGGTATGCGAGCACCTAGCCCACTCAGAACAACAGATATTTCTCAAGCCGAAAAGGCAGCGAGAAAATATACAGGAAATGATAAAATGAACGAAGCAAAAAAAGTAAAAAATCCATATGCAGTAGGCATGGCCGTTGCTAAAAAAGCAGCTGGTATTACTGCCAAGCACGCTGAAGATTTGCCAAAGAAAGTAATTAAAAAAGCACATAAAATTGCCAAAGAAATTAAAGAAGCAGAAATTCCCGGTTCACAAGTAGACTTAGGTGCAGGTTTAGGCGCCGGACGTAGTAGATCGGTTCTAGAATCACCAATGGATGAACCAGTAATAATCAACACGCCCGAGGGTATTAAATATGTGCAGATGGCTGCGGCCAAGGGCGCAATCCGTTTGGAGAAGCTGGGCATGCGCCACAGTAAAATTGGTAGCGTAAAAAATGCGTGGGCTAAACATTTAGGCATGCGCCCACGTGCTACACATGATGAGGTTATCGCTGAGTTAGAAAAACGTATGCAGAAAATCAAAGATAATTTGTCAGAAACTAAAATTTCTAAAGCTGTAAAAGCTGGCAAGAAAGTAGCTAAAGACATCGCATACGATGAAATGAAAGATAAAGCTAAAAAGAAAAAGAAAGTAAAAGAATCTATGAATCCACAATTAAAAGCTGCATACCAAGAAGGATATGCTCACGGTCTGAGAGAACAGTCTTGTCGCGTTAAGCACTATGAAGACATGGAAGAAGCCAAGAAATATTATGAAGGCTATAAGTGTGGGCTAGACGAATGCTATGGCATGATGCCTGTTCAAGGACTAGTAGTAGGTGAAAGTGATACTTACATGGACGAAATGTCTATGCCAGCAACAGTTCCTGGTATGGCATCACAAGCAATGGGAGAAAATTTATCTCAAGTAGGAATCAGCGACGATCTGGCTGCTAAAAAGATAACAGACAAATTAAAAGGTACACCGGGAATAACAGCTAATAACATTGATAGGCATGTGTCAAGATATCTAGGCATGGTTGGCAAGCAACCAACTGATTTGAAGCACTTATCAGTGCTAGTGTTTAATAATCTGGAAGCTTTGGGTTTGGCTGAGTCTGAGTATGGGACGCTAGATGAAATGATGCTTCACGACGAAGAACTCAATGAAATGATGGCAGATCTTGAAGAAATGAGCCGCGGTGAATATATCAGCCACATGGATAAAAAAGCAGAACGTGCAGGTAAAAACAAATTCAATGCTTTCGGTCAGGAATTCAAGACAGACGAAGTAGATGAAGGTTGGTCTATGGAAGAAGACTCAAATGACATGTTTGAATCTCTAGACAAGCAACTAAACGATCTATTAAACGAAGGTCTCTCAGTATCAGTCAGCACAGGTCAACCTGGCATGCAAGGTGATTCAGTAAGCGTAAATGCTACTGATGATGATGCGGCTCAGTTGCTTGACTTCGTTAAGAAGGTAGGTTTAGGCGGGCTAAGTGCTGAAGAAAAGCATGAAGAGCCTGCTGTTGCAGTAGTTCACAGTGATTATGGTGCACCCTCTCATCAGCCGGATGATCGTACAAGTATGCTCGCACTCATGAAGAAAATGAACGGCGAAGATTACGAACAGGAATCTGACGAAGGTTCTTGCGGTTGCGAAGCAGTATCAGAAATGGAAACCGATGGTCAACGTGAATTCCAAGTAGCAGAAGACGCGGCTGAAGATGCTGAGGTTAAGATGACTGATCATGATGAAGATGCTGAAGCAAAAGAAGATGAAGCTTTAGCTATAAACAACATTGAAGAAGAATATGGTTCTTCACGCAGCAAACCCATATACAAAGGGCCAGAAGGAACATTGTATAGAGTATCAGATGCAGATACATGGAAAAAACTAGCAGCGGGCACTAAATGGGATGTGGGAATGATTGAAATGTATCTCTCACAAGGACCTATCTATGTGTTAGATGTTCCAAATGTAAACAAATATGCTGTTCATTTGCCATCAAGAACAGCTATAGATGCAATGGGTAGAAATATTGAAGCAGATATGCTTGCTAAGATTAAAAAGTTAATAGGTAGCGGTTCAGCAGGAAAAGGGAAGCAAGATGAAGAACTGACTGAATGGGCAAACGACGCAGGTAAGAAAGGTACTGATGAAGCATTTGAAGCAGACATTGATTTTATGACAAATGTTATCACTGCTGGTTTGAATGGACGCAAGTCAACAGGACAAACTACTGTACCTGTTATCGCTGGACAAACCGCCAGAACAGGTGCCGATAGTTTTCATGAAAGCAAAGGCTCAATCGCTGCTTGGCAGAAACTTTGCGGGATCAGATAAGATCTACTTAACATGAAATTATGCCCCGCTAGTCGGGGCATTTTTTTTTGATGAATCAACTTGTACGCCTTGATGATAAATACAATATTGATTCAATGAGGTAGTATGTGAGCCAGCGTAATATTGACTTTGGCAGTTTTCCAGATGATCCAAGTGCTGATGCTATAAGAACAGCGTTTGAAAAAGTTCAGCAAAATTTTACTGAACTCTACACCGGCACTGGAGCTGGCGTTACTTCTGTAGTAGCGGGTCAAGGTATAGAATTAGGCGGAACAGGCGCTTCTACCGGCACAGTAGTGATCGAAGCAGACATCGCATGCATTCAGGTTCAAACCAGCACCTTATCTCTTGGCGTGCTCGGTAGCTCAAGTGATGAAAGCTACGTTCTAATTCCTAGCTCATCACAAATACTTACTATCGATCTGCCCGCTAATCTAACGATAGAAGATCTAGAACTCTCAGGTAATCTCACAGTCGAAGGTGTTTCAGTTTTAGGCAACACTGCGAGTGCCAACTACTTTATAGGCGACGGCGGATTATTGTCAAATCTTACAGTATCAGGTGGAACATCAATCGATGCGGGAACAAGTAATGTAGTAGTAGACACAAATTCAAACGTCCGTACATCAGTGGCAGGTAATGCGAACATATTCGTGGTCACAGGAACTGGCGCAAATGTAAGTGGGTACTTTACGATTACAGGAAATGTCATCGCGAACAACTTGGGTAACGTGAGTTCTGTCAATCTTGATAGCAGCAACAGCAATGTACTATATGGTAACGGCGTGTTTGCGGCAGTAGCCGGCGGTGCTAACACAGGCAATGTGACATTTGATGATATTAATGTCATTGGTACAGGTAACTTACATTTACAACCAGACCCTGCTAATGCTGGTGCATATTTAGATATCTACTTGACTGCTGGTCCAGACATTCATATTTCTGGCGGAAGTGGGTATTCAGGCGCTGTGATTTTGGGCACAGATGAAGAAGCCAATGTCGCTATTTTACCGGGCGGTAATGTGGCCATACAGGCTGGTAATGTCAGTGGTACACAGACTTGGAACTTTGGTACTGATGGTACTACAACATTCCCAACAGCAAACGTTGACTTACACAACGGGGGTGTTCAATCAGGTGAAGTATTACAGTTTGGTAATCCAAATCTACAATCAATCATCACTGGTCCTACTCCATCAGCAAATGTTAGCGCAGAACGATTAATCATTCAAGGTCAACGTGGTAACGGTACAGGTGAAGGCGGTGACGTTTATGTATGGGGTGGTGACGCAGATACTAATGGCGGTGACATAAAGATTTACGCTGGCGATGCTGACAATGTTTCAGCCGGTACTGGTGGCTATGTCAATATCGATGGCGGCGATGGATTTGATTATGGTGGTGCCGTAACAATTAATGGTGGTATAAGTGCGAATGGTTACGGTGGGCAAGTTAGTATGACCGGCGGGTCAGGTGCACTTGAGGGCGGATCTGCTAGTCTCCAGGGAGGTTATGGCGGAGATGGTCAAGGTGGAGCCGTTCAAATCGCAGGTGGGGGAGGTAATAGTCAGGCTGCATACGGTAATGTAGAAATTGGCAGCGGAACATATGCTTGGTTATTTGACAATACCGGAAACGTAAGATTACCAGGTAATACTTTTGCGGTTAACTATGCTAACGGCACACAAGTATCAATTGGTGGTGGTGGCAACACAGGCAATGTGACATTCAACGATCAAGCAGTCATAGGCACTGGCGATCAGTATGGCGGCAGCGGATTGTATCTTGCTCCAGGCACCGAAAGCGTGGGCAATTTACAATATTGGAGAGTGCGTGGTGGCGATGTTGCCACACACATGCACCTTGACACAGGCAACAATGCTTATTTTGATCAATACTTTGGTGACGACGGCAAATATGTAAAACTGGTCAACACCGGCAACGTCCAAATTGGCAGCAATGATGCCACCGGAAACTCAGCACAGTGGACCTTTGATACCACTGGTAACTTAACATTACCATTAGGCAGTATTGTTTATGAAACCAACATTCCAGACGGCGCACTTAGTGGTAGTGCTATTGCTTTAAAACCAATAGGTGGAACTACTGCCAATCAACAGTTATTAATATATCCAACAGCGGCTGACGGTGACCATATACATATGACAAGTGGAAACTTGTATGCAACCGAGTTGTTCTTAGGTAGTGATAACTTATATGTTAAGTTAGCAAACACAGGTAATGTTGTTATCAACAGTAATGATGGTAATAGTAGTAATGCTATGTGGACATTTGACACAGATGGTAATCTAACATTGCCGGGCAATCTAGTAATCAATGGTCTTACAAATGTATTTGGATCAAATGTTGCATTATTACAATCAAATCCTGATCTACCATTACTATCAGTATCAAGTGGTAGTAACGGTGGTGTATCAAGTCTTTGGGTAGAAGATATTGGCAACGTCGGCACTAGTAATATAGCGGCAGTGTATGCTAATCCTACTTCAGGATCAGGTATTGTTAGAATAGCAGTAGGACAAAATGGTGTTGGCAGTGGTCCTAATCTATGGGACTTTGGCGCAACTGGTAACTTAACACTTCCAGGTAATACTTTTGCAGTTAACTACGCTAATGGTACTCAAGTGTCCTTAGGTGGTGGTCTACCACTAAGCAACGGTAATAGTATTATCAATATTGCATCAGTAGATGGTAACATCACACTTGATGCTGATGGCAATATCTTTACACTTGGAACTGATGGTAACTTAACTACACCAAGTAACTTAGTGATTGGCCCAGGAGCTGGTAGTGGTTCAAGGATATTTCAATATGACGAGGGTCTAGAAATTGTAGGAGAAGGTGCTAACTCCGTTGTACAGCTGGGTTGGACAGCAAATACAAGCGCACCCGATAGTGTTGCAACAATAGCAATGAATTACCCAAGTGGTGGCGAAGGTAATATATTGATTGCTGTAGGTAATAACGCAACTACAGTAAACTACTGGCTCTTTGACAATACCGGTAATTTAAGATTACCAGGTAATACTTTCGCAGTTAACTACGCTAATGGTACACCAGTTTCATTAGGTGGCGGCGGTGGCTCTTCTATCACTAACGGCACAAGTAATGTCGTAGTTGAATCAAGCGGAAACGTGAACACATCTGTTGCAGGAAATTCTAATGTATTTGTTGTAACTGGCGCTGGAGCTATTGTCAACGGAAATTTAAGTGTAACTGGGAACGCTAACTTTGGGGCTGGTAGTGGCGGAAATCTAACAGGCGGCAATGTTATTGAGGCCAACACACTGGTTGCTTTATTATCAGCAAATCTAGGCAACTCAGTTACAGCTAATTTCTTTATTGGTAATGGCGGATTATTGTCTAACATTGCTGTTGCAAATATCACTGGTCTAGGCAATATTGCTACTGCAAATCTAGATGGCAACTCAGGCAATGTACTGTATGGAAATGGCATATTTGCTGCCCCGACGGGTGGTGGCGGTGGCTCTTCTATCACTAATGGGACAAGCAACATACAAGTTGATTCAAGCGGCAACGTAAGAACGTCAGTGGCAGGAACTTCTAATGTGTTTGTTGTTACTGGAACTGGAGCAAACATCGCAGGCAATCTTGATTTGACTGGTAACGTCACTGCAAACACTATCTCTCTCACATCAGCGTCCGAAGGATCAATAACTGGTGCAAATTCTATCTATGCTAACTTTTTCTTTGGAGACGGTGGCGGGCTGTCAAATGTAGGCGGAGCATCAGGTAATCAGATTTTCAATGGCACAAGTAATGTCGTTGTATTGCCAAGTGGCAACGTTACAACTTCTATCGCAGGCAATCCAAACATTACAGTCGCTACTAGCACTGGCTTTATAGTGAACGGTGTCATGGATATAATTGGTAATGCAAATACTTCCAACTTTAATGCCAGTGGGCTAATGGTCGCAACAGGGAATGTTACAGGCGGAAATATTTTAACAGCCGGAACAGTAACGGCTTCAAGACTGATATCGAACGTAGCTCAAGGTACAGCTCCATTTGCAGTTAGTTCTAACACTCTTGTAGCAAATCTAAACGCCAACTTATTGAATAATCTTACTACGACCACAGCTAACACAGGTACTACAATAGCGCAGAGATTCTCAAATGGTGCGCTCGCAGCTACGGTATTTGTTGGTAACATTTCTAGCGACAGTGCGAATCAATCTAATATTACTGGTTTAGGTAATTTAACGTCACTTATCGTTACGGGCAATATAACTGGCGGTAACTTATCATCTGCTGGACGCTTAAGCATCACTGGCGCGGCAAACTCAAACGTAGGCAATCTTGGTGCTAATCTTCTTGTAATAAGTGGAAATCTAACATCAGGTAATGCAAATTTAGGCAACATTGTTGTAGCAAATTACTTGTCAGTGTCCGAAGATTTGACAGTAGTCGGTAATACGATATACGGCAGCGGAAATGGTGGAAATATCACTGGCGCATTCTTGATTTCTGCAAATTACTTCTCAGGTGATGGAAGCAATTTAACAACTACTAACAGCGTCAATTCAAGCGTTGTTGCTAGTGGGTCAACCCAGACTGATGCGAATGCGTTGGTAAATACAATAAATATTATCAGCACTGTCGATACCGGTCAGGGAGTTAGATTGCCAACTCCTACTCCTGGAGCAATCTTTTATATCATTAATATTTCCGCAAATGCAGTACAGGTATATCCGAATACCAACGGAGTAATTAATAATCTGGGTGCTAATAACGCTATCACACACAATTCAAACGTTAGATTGCAGTATGTAGCTGCTACAACGTCACAGTGGTACACACTGGGAACATTATGAGGTAAATCATGATTACACTAGCTATTTTACAAAAAGTATGTCCAAAAACAAAGTCTGAAATTTTATCTCGTTACGTGGAACCTCTTAATAATATTGGCAAAAAATATGACATGCTTGCCAACAAAAAAAGAATTTCATCTTTCGTGGCGCAAATAGCACATGAGTCAGGCGGATTCAACTTCGTGAGTGAGAACTTGAACTACAGTACAGATGGATTGCAGAAAATATTCAAGAAGTATTTTCCTACTCCAGAATTAGCTGCGCAATACGCACGCAAGCCCGAGATGATTGCAAATCGAGTGTATGCTAGTCGCATGGGTAACGGCGATGAACGTTCGGGTGATGGATTCAGATTCAGAGGTCGAGGTCTGATTCAACTTACTGGTAAAGAAAATTACACGAACTTTGCGAAAGCAATCAACAAAAGCTTAGAAGAAACTGTGAAATATCTAGAAACACCTGAAGGAGCCGTAGACAGTGCTGGCTGGTTTTGGAACTCACGAAAACTAAACGAATTTGCAGATAAAGACGATTTTGTTGGAATGACGAAACGTATCAACGGTGGAACTATCGGGCTTGAAGATCGCAAACATCACTATCAGTTAGTTATGGAAGCACTCAAGTAATATATGACATCACCTTCATGGTTTACTGCTGCTGGTACAGTGGGTACTTTTGTACCAGGTACAACTATATTTCCTATACAGCTTGTAGCCTATCCTGTATCTCCTGCGACAACCGTTAGCTATTCTATTGTTTATGGTCAATTACCGTATGGACTGACCATGAACAGTTCCGGATTAATTTCAGGCACTGTAAATTATGCCTTGGCTTCAATAGTATTTAATTTCGTAATTCGGGCGACTGATAATCTTAATAACGTCTCCGATCGAGCATTCTCGATAACAATCAGTAATGTTAATCCTATATGGGTAACAGCCGGTGATTCCATAGGAGTTTTTCCTGCTGGCATATCGATGAGTTATCAATTGATAGCAACTCCTGTTCTTCCTGCAACCAGAATTTCATACTCACTTATCAGCGGCTCATTGCCTGATTTTCTAGTAATGGACGAATTTGGAACTATTTCTGGTATTCCAGACTCGGTAGCAATCGATACTTTGAGCACATTTGTGATAAGAGCTACCGATAATCTGGGAAACATACGAGATCGTACCTTCACATTGACTGTGACAGGAAGTTTAATACCAGTCATAACAACAGTGTCTGGCGTCCTATTGACCGAGGCTGATAGTAGCTGGATGCAAGTACAACTAACATCTACCAGTCCAGAAAATATCGATGCTTTTTGGAGAATAACTCAAGGTTCACTACCACCAGGAGTGGAAATGAACGATCAGGGATTGATAAGAGGCTATGCTCAACCACCTGTACTAAACTTTAACGCTACAGCGATCACAACGACAGTCACTGCTACTAACAACTCTAACATAATTACCGGGTTTAGTACAACAGGCTTCGTAAAAAACAGACCGATTTCGTTCTCAGGAACATCGTTTGGTAATTTAATTGCTGCTGAT